TATTAGCTATCTCTTGAACAACATCGGACATTACCACCAACCAATCTCTAGGAATTTCAAATTCTGTTTGATTACTAAAGGGCATCCACGGTGCCAGTCCCATCTGCACTTGATTGTGGCCGCCATGACTAACAGGCATTAACATAGCAGGATCACTAATATAAATAAACTCTGCACTCTCTTTAATAACTTCACATATAACATCTTCACCAGACTTCAATCTCAACAATTTCAAACTCATAATCTACTCCACTTGTTTTTTACCAATATTATATTTTGTCTCCAAAATCCACTCGTCCTTTTCTCTAAAGGACAAAACTTTTATTTGTGATAGTGGGGCTCTCTCCGCACTATTACCTATAATTTCTATTAGATCCCAATCTTCCAATAACCCTGCAATCGTATTTCTCCGCTCTAAATCATTAACTGATATGTTGGTTGGCTTACCATCTAGTGCAAACAACTCTTTAAAATGTACTATGAAATAACGACCTTGTTTGTGCAGGATATGACATGATTGGTACAACTTCCTCTCTTTACGAGAAGCGACTCCTATGCGGGATAAGGTTTCACGAACTTTAAGAAAGTCATCTGCTTCTTTAAGTTTCACCTCTAGCATCAAGTCACCGGTCCATTGCAGCTCCTCCATGTTTTCCACCTCGATTTATTATTCTTTTTATATATTCAATTTGTGCATCATCTAGTATGTCAAGGGCTTGTTTTGCTTTCTCATTACTATAGCCATAATATACTTTAACATACTCAAGATTTTTAATCTTACTAGACCTTAACCACTTACTAAACCTCTTTTTAGGTCTTATACTATTTAGAAAAAACTGAAACTGTAGACGCTTATCAAGGTGGTGTAAGCGATTCATCTCATTTGCAAATACTATACAGTCTGGAAATGCCGACAAGGCCTTATTAACAATGAATGCTGGATACTTCTTTTCCCAAAAATCATCTTCGCCTGCCATCAAATCTTCTTTCTTGTGATTGATTGCGTTCAAATAATCTTTCAATTCATACATAATCTTCTCTATCACCCCACTTCAAATTTTCATATCTTATTTCTGATTTTACATTACCCACTAACCAATTATATCTCAACGGTTTCCACCCCTTTCTTAAATGTTTTACAAAAGCATCTGGATGTGTATACACTTTTACCCCCGCTCTTTGTAATCTATATGACCAATGGTGATCGGAAGCCCTATCATTTCTATGTGTCTGTAAAGGAAATCTTAAAAATATATCTCTCTCTGCTATAGTCATAGCAAAGTTTGCCATGGCTATTCGTATAACTTGATCAGGTGGTAAAGTATTTACCCACGACATAGATTGCCATTCTGGATATTCACTTCGTACTGGACCTCCATCATCTTTCCATTCTGGAATCCACCCCAAACATATTGTACTTTCGGGACTATACTCTCCATTAAACGTCATATGCATATTCATCCATCCAGTAAAAACGTCATACTCTTTCATCTCACCATACTTTAAAATAGTATCAGCTGCCTTCTTACTAACTACACCATCATCACCCATAACGATATAATGACTATAATTTGTTTCCCTAATAAACTTATTCATTTGCCACACAACTTGTGGCTCTGTAAAAGCACGAAACCACACCTTAGGAATATCTATATTGTGTTTAAGTGAATTAATAGACTCGTCTATCTGACGAGGTTGCATAATCATTAATACTGGATTAAAGGCCATGTTCTTTTAACAATTTGGCCCATCTAGCAGTTTCTTCTACTAACATATAATCATCTACATTCATTTTATCTAATGCGTACATATTAGTTTTTAATCTCCGAGCTGGATTACCCACCCATGTATGTCCTGCTTCAAGTTTTGTTTTCTTAGGGACTACACAACCCATACCTATCATTGAATATGATCCCACTACTTGATATTGATGTACTTGACAACCACTACCACAATTACTATGTTTCATTACATGAACATGACCTAACATAATAGCATTAACACTTAACGTCACACCATCCTCTATTACACAATCATGTGCAATGTGTGCTCCTCTTAACATTATAACATTACTACCTATAAAAGTCAATCCTTCAGTACCTGAATGAATAGTAATATGTTCTCTAAACATATTGTTATTACCAATCTTTGTTTTACCATCACTATGCCAAAACTCTTGATGTTCTGGTCGTGTACCAACTGCACAATGAGATTCAAACCAATTGTTATCTCCTATAATCAGGCCGCCAGTAAGGTAACAAAATGGTCCGATATGATTGTTATCTCCCATCTCTACACAATCATCTATTACTGAGGTGGGATGTATATTATTCAAAACCAATTCTCCTGTACCCACCTCTGCTCAGCTATATTATGTGGTTTAGGCCAGCCATGAAAGTAAATAATACTTGACCGATTTATTAATTTTAATCTATGTTGATTCATGTGGATAGATTCACCCTCCAATTTATCAATTGGAAGCTCACTTTGCTTAACATGAATTTTATAACTTAATATTCTATTAGGAAATACTTTATCTATACAAGGACTATCACCATAATATTTTCTCATCAACACCATCTCCGAAGGAGCTGGGGCTGCATTTTCTAAAACCAATTTACTCTCTGGTATTAACTTATCTTCATTACCTTCCCACATACCCCAAAATTCCTCACAAAATTCTGGCGTACTTAATGTAATAGCATTACAAATCTTATCGGGATACATAGGGTCAGTACAGACAGCAAATTTTGAAACTTGTGACTGTAAAATATCATCTACAGGACCAGTAATAATAGTATCTAATCCTACAGTAAGACGTATACCTTCGCATAAATCAGGACGATACATCTCCATGAGACTCATCCATCCATACTGATCTACTGACCTTTTAAATCGTACTGCCTTAATATCTTCTTGAAAGATATAATTCTTATCAACTAAACAAATAAAGTCAAAAGGTATAGTTAAGTTTCTTTTAAATCCACGATAAAGCTTTTCTACATATGCAGTATCATAAACTCCAACAGTATGAGGAACACCTGTCATGTGTCCATCAAACAATGCTGTTACTATTGTTGGCCTATAGGCCTCACGTTTTTTCCATGTCCGTGTGGTACTCATAATTATCACTCCCTTGATTCTCCCTATACAAACTTGCTCCGTTCTTTGTATGGAAGTTATATGCCATCTGCGTCTTAGGTGATAGAGTAAGATATCTTTTCTGCCATGGCCTAGTTTCTAACATGAAGTTCAAAAGGTCTAACACAAGTACTTTTCCCGCTCCACGCTGACGGCTCCAAACCGTATAAAATACTACACAATCTAACCCCACCATTGTTGTTAAATGATTTATCATACTAGGAACTCCTCTACAGTATGATACACAAACTATGGCCCCACCATTTGTAAAAACTTCTCTACCCGCTGTAAATCTAAACTCTCTATCTAATTCAGGTCTCACAGGATCTTCTTGCCAAGGAAGATTAAGCGGCCACTGGTCTCCATAATTGACCTGTTTTATTTTCATTTCTCACACCAATGAAGTTCTTATAATAGCCATATCATAAGCCTCCTTATCTATTTCACATCCAAAATATTGTCTGTTTAATTCTTTAGCACATTGCAACACTTGGCTAGAACCCGCAAAAGGATCAACTACTAAATCATTCTCTTTAGTTAATGTATTTATAACTAATTTACAGAACGCTTCATGCCAAATATAATAAGTGAATTTGCTCTTTTGTGTTTTATACACCAGGATATGTTTCATCCATTCACCCTTTCTTTCGATGGTGCCTGAAACAGAAAACACACACAGATGTTGGTAAGGGAAAATAAACTGGCTCTTATTGTCTATACTATTCTTTACTATGATTTTATAATCTTTAAGAATCCATCCCAAAGACTCCATATGTTTAATAATAAATGTATGTTTAGCATATACTCGAGCATCTATTTTTCTATCTGATTGACACATAACAATAAAGCCTTTGTCCTTTACTATACGATCAAACTCACCCATAGCTTTACTCAAAAAATCTTGGTATACTCCTACATCATCTGTACCTATATCATATAAATCTGGAGGGCTAGTGAATACTAAATCTACAGAATTATCTGGTAATGTCGGTAACACATTAAAACAATCATCATTAACAAACCATTTCATTATCCGCCCTCTATAGGTGGCATAATAACTATCTCGTCACCTTCTGTTATTGGTTGAAACCATGCGTCAGAATACATAGTACCATTAATAGCCACGTTACTATTATCCCAACCATGATTAGGGAAATTATTATCTAAAGCTGATAACAACTGTTTAATATTAGTTGGTCCATATATTTCAACTTCTT